AAAAGATAAGAAGCATCTTAAAAAATGGTTAAATGATCCAGATAATAAAATGTTTAGAGTTTGGAAAGGCAAAATATGACGTACTCAGAATTAAAAACAAACATAGCAAGTTTTTTAAATAGATCAGATTTAACATCTGAAATAGATATTTTTATTGACCAAACCGAAGCTGAGTTAAATAGAAAGTTGCGCGTTAAAGAAATGATTAAAAGAGCTAACGCAACAGCAGAAAGTCAATATTTAACTTTACCAACTGATTGGTTAGAAATTATTAATGTTGAGATTACTTCAAATGATTTTAGACCTTTATTTCAACAATCATTAGAGTCATTAGATGTTTACAGAACAGCTAATAACAATGTTTCTGGACAGCCTATTTATTATGCGGTTATGGATGACGCTCTTGAATTAGCGCCAACTCCTGATACATCATACACTTTACAATTAACTTATTATGAAAAAATTACAGCTCTTAGTGATTCCAATACAAGTAATTTTATATCTAATAATCATCCTGACGTTTATTTATATGGCGCTTTAAAACATGCTTCTATCTTTTTGATGGAAGATGAAAGAGTTGCTTTGTTTACTACACAATTTGAAAGGGCGTTAGAAGAAATGCGTATAGCTCAGGAAAAAGCACAGTTCGGAAAAAATTCCTTAATTCAAAGAAGAAGGACTTACGGAAAACCGAAAAAAAACTTATACTACTTTTCAAATAATTAGGATTTTATTATGTCATTTTCAAACTATTTAGAATTAGAAGTTTTGGACCACGTTTTTGGTGGTTCAGCTTACTCGGCACCTGGAACTATTTACGCTGCTTTATTTACTGTAGCGCCATCTGATACAGGTGGTGGAACAGAAGTTTCTGGCGGATCTTACGCAAGACAATCTATGGCTTTTGGAACTGCCTCAAGTGGTTCTATAGCTAATAGCGGATCAGTTGAATATCCTACTGCAACAGGAGATTACGGAACAGTAGTTGCTATAGGTTTATTTGACGCTTCTAGTTCTGGCAATTTATTAGCATACGGAAACTTAACTGCTAATAAAACAGTATCAAGCGGAGACGTATTTAGATTTAACGCAAGTTCAGTAACTATATCACTAGACTAATACTATGGCCCAACAAGGTTATGGGTATGGTGGTTACGGTAAATCAAATTACGGTGATTTACAGTATGAACAAGGCGAAGCATCTATATCTGCATTAGCTTCTATAAGCGCTGTTGGCGCACAAATAGACGTTGGTGCAGCAAATATTTCGGCAGCAGCTTCGTTATCTTCATCTGGCACACAAATAGACTTAGGCGCAGCAAGTATTAGCGCAAGTTCTTCAACGTCCCAAGCAGGCATATTAATTCTTACAGGAGCAAGTTCCATATCAGGAACGGCTTCTCTTGCTGCTGCAGGGACGCAAATAGATCTCGGAGAAAGTGCAATATCAGTAAGCGCTTCATTGTCGCCAACAGGAACACAGATAGACGTAGGTGAAGCTAATATCAGCGTAGCTGCGTCTGTATCACCAGCAGGAACACAGATAACAACAGGCGCTTCATCTATTTCTGCAAGCGTAAGCGTAGGATCTGACTTAAATACTAGATTTAATGCTGAATCAGCTTTATCTAGTTTATCTTCCTTTTCTGTTAGTGGTCGTTTAAAATGGGAGGACGAAACAGAGACCGTTGGCGTTTGGACTGAATTAACGTCAACAGGAACATGGTCTGAACAGTCGAACCCAAGTACAACTTGGATTGAACAAATATCAAATAGGTAATTATGGCAGATACAGTAACAACCAATTTAAATCTTACTAAACCAGAGGTCGGCGCTTCAACTGATACCTGGGGAGGCAAGATAAACACCAACCTAGATACGGTTGACGCAATATTTAGTGCATCTGGAACAGCAGTTTCTATGGGAGCTGTAACTTTTGGTGGCGATATTATTATTCAAGGCACAACTCCAACTTTAACTATTGGAGACGGAGGCGAGGAAGATACTGCTTTAGTTTTTGATGGTAATGCAAAAGATTTTTATATTGCTTTAGATGATTCAGCAGATAAGCTAGTCATTGGGGAAGGCTCAACAGTTGGTACAAATTCTATTCTTACCATAACTGATGATACAGTTACATTGGGTGATGGTGCTGCTACAGATACATCATTAGTATTTGATGGCAATGCACAAGATTTTTACATAGGTTTAGATGATTCTGCTGATACGCTAGTTTTAGGAAATGGAAGTACAGTCGGAACTGAGGGTGCATTATTTATAAACAGTTCAGAACAAGTTGCTATTAAAACTCCTTTAACTGAAGGAAATATAGCTTCTTATGATGGTCTTTTTACTATCAAATCTACAGAAAGCGGAAATCATAATGTAGCTGCTTTTGTTTGGGAACATGGAAATGCAACAGCTAATATAGAACAAAGAATTGCATGGGCATTTGGAGATGATGCTACTGCTGACGCTTATGCAAGTGCTGGTTATATTGGCATGGGTAAAGAAGATGTTTGGCAAATAGATTCAACTAGAGATTCATATTTATCTTTTGCTGTTGCTGCTAATGGTTCAGCAACAGAAAGAATGAGATTAAGGTCAGATGGAAAATTATTAGTAACAGAAATAGCACATATCACATCAGGGTCTTTAGAAATTGGTAATGGTGACGAAAAACAAATCTTTGATGCTACAGAGCAAAGTATAGAGTTTCAAACTGCTGATACCGAAAGAGCAAGATTCGATAGTGCAGGAAATTTTTTAGTAGCAAGAACATCAACAGCTTTTAACAATGATGGGCTGGTTGTTGGTCAAAGTGGATACATGTATGTAGAAAGAACTGGTTCAGGTAACTCTGTCATGTATGTGCATAGGCGAAGTTCTGATGGTGATTTAATACAGTTTTATCAAGGTAATAATTTTGAAGGAAAAATTTCAGTTAGCGGTTCTACTGTTACTTATGGTGGTTTTACAGGAACACACGATTCATCTGGAACAGGAATTTCTTCAAGCACACAGGTAGGAACAATTTTATCAACCATTGATGAAGAACATAAACCAGACCACGCTAAAGTAAAAGTATCTGATACAGAGGGTGACACAAGGGTTTATGGTGTGTTGCAAGAATATAAAGCAGAAGAAACAAATGACACAGGTAAAACATCTCCTGAACACGCTGTAGTAGCTTCTGTAGGTATCGGTTCTGTATTAGTAACAGGTGCTTGTAATGGTGGAGATTTATTAGAATCTAATGGTGATGGAACTGCTAAAGTTCAAGACGATGACATCATTAGAAGTAAAACAATAGGTAAGGTAACAGTAGGAAATTCAAATGCTGGTGTTAAATTAGTATCTTGTGTTTTATATTGTGGTTAATTTAAAAGAGGATAATTGAATGGCAATAAGTTACGAATGGGATGTATCAACTGTAAATACTTATCCAACACACAACAGTCAAAGCGATGTTGTTTACAATGTTCATTGGAGATTAAAAGCTACTGATGATGCTAATAACGATGCAAATGGTAATCCCCAAAGTGCAAGTGTTTATGGCAGTCAAGGATTAGATACTTCAGACTTATCAAGTTTCACAGCCTTTGCAGATTTAACTGCAAGCGATGTGCAAGGTTGGGTAGAAAGTGCTTTAGGTGATGATAAGGTTACTGAAATGAAAGCTGGTCTTGATGCTCAGATAGCTGAACTTATAACACCAACATCTGTCACTAAAACTATAGGAGAATAATATGCCTCTCGTACCTATAACGCCTCCTGCTGGGGTTGTAACTAACGGTACGGAGTACGCAAACAAAAACCGTTGGGTTGATTCAAATTTAATTAGATTTCAAAACGGTTACTTAACACCTATAAAAGGTTGGGAAAAACTAAACGCATCCGCGCTCACAGGCGCTATCATAGGTTTATTTACTTACAACGATAACGCAGGCGATTCTGTTATTGCTGTCGGCACAAGAGAAAAAGTTTACGTTATTTACAAAGGCACAACTACAGACATAACTCCAGGCAGTTTTACAACTGACGCTTCACAAGATCCATTAGGTTTTGGTGCGTATCACTATGGCGTAGAAGATTACGGAGATGCAAGAAGTCAATCTGGTTTATTTTTTGATACCAAACATTTTTCTTTTGATAATTGGGGAGAAGATTTAATTTTTTGTTTTGCTGGTGACGGTAAAGTTTACCGTTGGAGGCCAGACTCTTCTGGCGGTTCGCCAGATACTACGTCTGCCGTATTAAGCAATGCTCCTATCAATAATAAGTCAATCATAGTTACCAACGAAAGACACTTAGTTACGTTTGGATCAGGTGGCGATCCAAGAAAGATTGCTTGGAGTAACAGAGAAGATAACAATAATTGGACGGCAAAAGCTACCAATACAGCAGGTGATTTAATTGTTCCATCGCAAGGAGAGATAGAAGGTGCTGTTAAATATAAATCAGACGTTATTGTATTTACTGAAACAGGTATCAGCAGAATGTATTATTCTGGTAATCCTTTTGTTTATGGAATTATTCAAGCAGGAGAAAATTGTAAAACAGTCAGCATGAGAGCTGTGGTTTCTTCTGGTGAGTTTTTAGCCTGGTTAGGAGAAAACTCTATATTTGTTTATGACGGACAGCTAAGAGAAATACCTTGTCCGTTGCACGATTACATTTACGACAATCTTAAATACAACAACAGAAGAGTTTGTGTTGGTGGCCATAACTCTAATTACAATGAGATTTGGTGGTTCTTTCCAGATGAAAACGATAGTGAATATGCACCACAAAATTACGTTATATGGAACTACGTTGATAACGTTTGGTCCAAAGGCACAGGCATAAGAAGATCTGCTTGGTTTGATCAAGGTGTTTTAGATTACCCAATCGCAGGATCAGGAGACGGTTATTTATTCCAACACGAATCTACTACTTTATCTAACTCTGACGGTTTAGGCGCTACTGTGCCTTTCTGTAAAACTGCACCTATTGAAATAGGCAACGGCGATAGAGTGATGCAAGTCAATCAAATAATTCCTGACTCAGAAGCATCTACATTACCTGGAGTGACCATTTCTTTTACAGGTAGGTTTACGCCAAACGGATCAGAAAGTGATTTTGGTTCGTTTACTTTTGAGAACGATGGTTACACCGATGCTAGATTCAATGCTAGAACTATCTCAATGAAGGTAGAAGGCGACACAAACCAAGACTTTAAACTTGGTCAAGTAAGAGTCAACGCTAGACCTAGAGGCAGAAGGTAATGAACATTGCCGCTAAAGAACAATATATTCAAAGAGCTACTAACGTAAAATATTCTTTTGCAGCTACTACACAGCAAACTATTTACACAGCGCCAACAGGCGATGATTTTACTTTTGCTGTAATTGAAGGCATATTTGCTTGCGATCACGGTAATCAACAAACAAATTTAGATATATCAATAACCGATACAAGTTCTAATGAGTTTTTTTTATTTAAGGAAAAAAATATAAGCGCAAATGAAACAATAGAATTAGTTGTTAATTCTGGTTTAATTTTACAACAAGGCGAAATCATCAAAGCACAAGTTAATCACGCAAACATAGATTTAATTATTAGTGTAGTTGAATATGCAAAAGGTGACTAAATTACCTGAATGGCAGGAACAATGGCAACGTTGTAAACCTTACATAGAAAAAGCAGTCAAATATCAAGATTCATATACAATAGACGACATAGAAGATAAAATTCGTGAAGGTTTATTCCATTTATGGCCTGGTGAAAGATCAGCTATAGTTACGCAGTTTGTTCTATTCCCTCAAATGAAAGGATTAAACATATTATTTTGTGGTGGAGATTTCGAAGAATTGCAAGAAATGTTACCATATATAGAAGATTTTGCTCGCCGAGGCGGTATAAAACGTTTATACGGCGGCGGTAGAAAAGGATGGATTAGAAAACTAAAACATCTTGGTTTTGAAAAAGAATATTTAATTAAGAAGGATTTATAGATGTCAGAAGCATTACCCTATATAGAAGCAGGAACAGCGTTATTAGGCGCTAGTCAAGCGTTTAGAGACGATGGCGGTCAAGTGACTACGGCGGTTGATCCAGCTACGCAAGCTAGGCAAGCAGATATTTACCAAAGAGCTACAGGTTTAGCAGACCAACCTTTTATTCCGTACACAGGACCAATGGTTGCTGGCTTTACGCCAGACCAATTAGCAGCGTTTGAAGGCCAAAGAGGTTTAGTTGAACAAGCAGGTAGATTTGATCCAGGCGCTTTTCGACAATCATTATTAGAACAACAAGCACCACAGTTTGCAGACCCAAGAAGAATACAGGCAAAATCTTTATTAGACGTTGATTTAGGTGCTTATCAATCGCCTTTTCAACAGCAAGCTATTGATTTAGCGATGCGAGATATCCAAAGACAAGAGGATATCGCAAGAACAGGAGCGCAGGAAAGAGCTATCAGAGCAGGCGCTTTTGGTGGTTCTAGGTCTGCTATATTAGAAGCAGAGGCTACTAGGCCTTACATAGAACAAAAAGCAAGAACAGCAGCAGACTTGAGACAAAGAGGTTTTGAACAAGCTGCAAGAATGGCAGAAGCTGATATTTTAAGAGACGTTAGAGCGCAAGAGTTTGATATCTCTGGTGAAGCCGAAGCAGCTAGACGAAGGGCTGCGGCAGGTTTAGAACAACAAAGATTCCAAGCAGGTTTATTGGGTGAGCAAGAAAGAGCGCAAGAAAGAGCATTAGCTGGTTTATTAGGTATTGGCGGCTTACAACAAGGTCTCCAACAACAAGCTCTTACTTCTGCTAGAGGTGAATTTGAAAGAGCGTTGCAATACCCTCTTCAACAGTTTGGTTTATTAACTAGCGCGGTAAGCGGTATGCCTACAGGGCAAACAACAACAGGTCAACTAAGTCCTTTTGCTAGAACAGAGCAAGCATTGGGAGCATTAGAAACGATAGGTTCGTTACCTTTTCCTATGCAAGCGCAACCAGCAACTTCACCGACTTTAACTCCTGTACCGCCTTCTTTGTTTGATTTACCAACAACCACTCCAGGAGCGTTTACTGCGTTGCCTGCACCTGTTGATTTTGGTCAAGGATTACCAACTTTTACATACTAAATTATGAGCATAGGAATATTTGAAACTCCAGAAGAACAACAAGAGTTCGTAAGCCGTATTGGAAACTTACGCTCTAAGTTCGCTATGTTAGACGCAGAACGTCAAGCAGCTTTAGGTGATCCAAGTAGGCTTAATGCTTTATTGCAAGAGCAAAGAAGAGTAAAAGTAGAAACGGAAGAAGAATTAAAAAGAAAGCAATTAGATAATTTTGCAAAACAAAATCCTCAGTTTGCTGAGATGTATAAAATTTTTGGTGAAAAGGGTTTACAAACAGCATATTTAGATTCTGTTGCGGCACAAAGACAAGAGCAAGAAAAAAAACAATTAGAGCAAACGTATATTGATGCAGGAATGAATCCACAACTTGCTTCTTTAATTGCATCTGGAGTAGATCCAGAAATTGCACAAGATTTGTTAGGAGGCGATACAGAGCAAGATATTATTGACAACATAGATAAACAAGTTGAAGCAACAGAAGAAATGACTAATTTTGCAGATCAATTTGCAAATTTAAGTGAGGCATTTGGAACAGCAGATGCTATACAAGAAGGAATAAATGTTGCTGCTAGAGGTCTTGGGTTTAACGATCCAGCGCCAGAAACAGGAGCAGCCGCTAGAGCTAGAGATTCTTTAAATTTAGAAATATTAGCTAATTTAGCTGCTGATTTTACAGGCAGACCAAACATGCTTATTTATGAAGAAATAAGAAATATACTTCCAACAAAAACTTTAGATTCTGAATTTGCTGCTTTTGAAAGATACAAAAATGTTTTAAATTTAACAGAAGGAAGAATAAATGATTTGGAATCTGGTATAAAATCAAATTTAACTTCTGATTCAAATAAT